CAAGTGCATCTGCATTATAACGTTCAGGATGTAGAGCATCGCCTGTTTGCCTAAACTCCTCATCTTCTTCTGCAATGGCAGGATATTTAACCACTTCCCATTGATCCGCACCTTTTTCTGCCATGGTTAGCAAACGTCCTGCTAAATCATCATCATGCCACCGTGTTAAAATAACCAACACACCGCCCCCTGGGGCTAGCCGTGTGTACGCGGTAGAGGTATACCAGTTCCAAACTGATTCTCTACCAAATTCTGATTCGGCATCTTCTCTGTTTTTTACAGGGTCATCAATTACTAGAATGTTTGCACCTTTACCTGTAATACCACCACCTACACCAGCTGCTACGTAACCGCCTCCTTTACTGGTTAACCAAGCTTCTACGGATTGGCTTGTTCTATCTAATAGTGTCCCTGCAAATATATTCCTATAATTAGGTTCTCTTAACATTTGTCGTACTTTTCTAGAGAAGGACATAGCTAATGAACCTGAATAAGAACAACTTATAAACTCGTGTCTTGGGTTTTTACCCAAATGCCATGCAGGAAAGGCAATACTGGCTAGAGTTGATTTACCATGCCGAGGTGGCATAAACAACATTAACCTTGGTGATTTTTTATCTTCTACGTCTTGACTGAACTTTTCCAACCGTTGGCATATGTCCTTGTGCACCCATCCTGCCATATAGTCATTATTGAACCGTTCTACAAAAGGTAGCATATGTTTACGGGCCAAGGCCCGAAGTGCGAGTTCCCGTTGAGCTGCCTCCTCCTGCGATAAAGGAGGCGGAGAAGTGGGAGTTTCTTCTTTCTCAGCGGGAACCATTTCTTGTTCGGCTTCGTCTGCTTGGCAGTACACACATACCTGGTCCGATGTAGGTATGAGCGTTTCAGGATAAGAGGATAAACACCTCTTACATTCAATCTTTTTTATTTCCATTGTTAGGTATTAAGTATTGATTATCGACTCCTGCTATTTTTAATAGCTCGGAATCAGGGAGTCTTTCTAATTGTTCTACATTTTTTTCTATATTGATGTTTATTTGTGTTGCATTCTCAGGAGCATGTAAACCATGCAACTTACAAAGGGAATCGGTGATTTTACACTCTTCAGTAGCCGTTACTGATTTACGATGCGCCTCTAAATACATATTTGTAGCAACCCCACGGTCAAATTTGACTTCTTCTCGCAATTCATCACGGAAATAGGCGACTGCTTGTTGTATTTTGTTCTTTTTAAAGATTTTATACACATATTCTGGGTCAGCGTACCCCGCTGCACGGCCAGCGGCCGCTTTAGACATGCCTCGAAGGAAGAAATGGATCAATCTTTCTTCTTGTACAGACAATTCATTAAGTTTTAGGTCCATGTACGGATAATGTGACTGCATTTCCGCTCTGTCTTCGTCTGTTAAAACAGGTTGTTCGATTTTTTCACCCATAGGTACGCTTATTATAGTTAAAATTGCTCTTTTTTAGCAACTACGTTCTTACACCACCAGTAGAAATCACTTTCTCCTAGCGTATGCTTCATTACATTTACACGGAAGGCCACTAATTGTACGTTTCCAACAACATACCCTTTATTAGGGTCTTTTCTATCAATACTAATATTGTGCTCTTGCTTACCTTCGCCCGCTTGCCAAGTTAAATAAACACCCGATAACGCACATTCGCCCTGTTGTAGGTCCCAAAGCTCCTTGACGTGGTCTACTTCAATCTCCCAATCAAAAGGTTTCTCTTCTTTTTGCCGCGCGGACTTTAATTTAGAAAAAATACGATTAATGTACGCATACGGACTACTGCTTACATGATCGTTTCTTTGTGCGTTTTCACACTTTTTACAAGCTCCCCGAGGCGCTCCCGTCTTTGTAGGATTATACTCCTTAACAGACAAGTCTCGTTTACATTTTGCGCAAATTTTTTTAGGCAAATTTTTTCCTAAAATATTTATTATAGAAAAGTATAACACAACTGCTCACTCATTGGCCCCCCTCTCGGTGTGCTGACGCCCCCCATCCCCGAATCGACATATTGGAACCTTGTTACAGATTAGTGGCACTGGAACCTTGTTTGGAATCACCTTATCGCTCCGCTTAAGCTCGAAGACTCGCCCTTATACTCAGACAAGCTCGAAGACTCGCACTTATATCGCTATCGCTATTAGTTCACGCTCCGAAGACTACGCGTGGTTCCTTAGTGTTATGAATTAATTATTACGGAGAATCCCTATGAGCCTTAAAACTTTAAGCCAACAAGAAAAAGCTTCAAGAGAACTAAAAGAATATATGGAGTGTATGACCTTGTATTTTGAGAACCCAGAACATTTTCATACGCCCGATATGAAAGATACTTTTATAGAAAGCACTGAGGATGAGAATGTTCCTCATACTTATCATGAACCTTTTTAGTTCACGCTTCGAAGACTACGCGTGGTTCCTTAGTGTTATGAATTAATTATATAAAGGAGTACGTTATGTTTAGAAGTTTAATGAAGTTTGTGTTCTGGATCTTCCTATTAGTAGGTGGACTGTTCATGGGTTTATCTGGATGGATACTATATCAACCAGATGTAGATGACTTTTGGTTCTTGTCTTACGCTTATAGTTTCTTTGGTCTTATGATGTTATTCGCATCATGTCTCGTGGCTAAAAGCTATATCATTGGGAGAACCTGACATGTTAGAAACAATGGCAATCTTCACACTAGCTCTTATCAACTTTACTATCATCCTCTACTACATAGTACTACCACTCGCTGGTATCTACACATGGAAGAAGATAATGAAGGACGATTAAGATGGAACGCTCATTCAAAGAAATATTGGAAGACGCGCATGGAAAAGGTAAAGATCACATAGATCCTACCGACAAATACGCAAGAGCAAAGGCTTATATGTACGGTCTTGGTTATCGAGATCGTACAGAGCCCGAGAGTAAAAGTTCCAGCTCTCAACCAACCAGAACACTTAACACCTCTCGGTGATTCCTTAGTGTTTTGAATTTAATATCAATGTCAAACATAGGAGATTACTATCATGACAAAAAAAGAACGACCCCCTCAATTCGTACAACGCCTAGCTAAAAACGCTAAAGAGTCTTTTACTAGACAACAAGGCGCAATCTGGCTCATGTCTAAAGCACATGGCTTAAATCTCGTTCCAGAGACTATACTAGCACAAGTCATTGAAGGCACAGGTTTCATCCGAACCGCCTCCATCGAGCTTTATTGGGCTGATTTAAACGATACTATCATCCAAGCTATCGTTAATCACGCTCACGCAAGAGGCATCACCGCTACTGATAGCAAAGTAGCTAATACTAACGAAGATACTGAGCAATCAAATCTTCCTTTTCTACAGGAGTAGATCATGATTAAAATTAGATTCGTACATTCTATGGGTCAATTCTATGAACTAGGCGTTCAAGGAGCTAAAAAAATCAAACCTTTTATTAAGAATACCCAAGAGGCATTCAATCAAGGACGCGATTCAAAAGCACCACTCAATGTTCCCTTTGAATGGACAGCCAAAGATGGTCTTACTATCATCAATAAAGATAAAGAGTAAGACACTAAAGAGACTAAGCTTAGGCCCCTTCGGGGTAACGCTTAGTCTCTTTTTTTAAGAAAAGAAGTAGAGCGCTACGCGCTGTTCATACATTCTCTCCCTCCACTCGCAAGCTCCTTCCGTTCTCGAAGGAAACTACACTCGAAGACTCGTCTCTTAAGAATTACTGCGCTCGCTAGCTCGCGCGCTCCGTACACGGAGCCATCGTGTGCCGTGGACTACTATCATCGCGAGCGTGCGAGCGTGTGTATTACACTTTGCTCACGCTACACGGACATTTGTGCGTGTACAATTGAGCATTTGTGTGCATTTATGCCCTCTGGGCAGAAAAAAACGCTCTCCTGTACCAGCTAGTACCACCTAGTACCAGCTCGATTCAAAAGTATTGGTACAATCCAATCGACCGTGGACCGTGGTTCTCAGACAACAATTTGCCTCTAGTACCGCCAGTACCACCAAAAGGACACTTGTACTTACTATATAGTATTAC